GCGTAGGTTGGGCTTCCGGGTCTACGTCCTGGACAACGAAGAACAGATTGGAGGTATCCTTGATGAGATACGCACCGCATGATTACCAGGCTTATGCCATCGACTATATTGAGACCCATCCCATTGCCACCGTGTTTTTGGATATGGGTCTTGGCAAAACAAGCATCACCCTCACAGCCATCAACGACCTGCTGTTTGACAGCTTTGAAGTCCACCGCATCCTGGTCATCGCACCGCTGCGAGTGGCACGGGACACATGGACGGCTGAAGTTGATAAGTGGGATCACCTTCAGAACCTCATCTGCTCCGTGGCTGTTGGCACAGAGGCAGAACGCAAAGCCGCCCTTCTACGGCAGGCTGACATTTACATCATCAACAGAGAAAATGTCCAATGGCTCATTGAGGAGAGCGGCATCCCGTTCACCTTCGATATGGTTGTGATTGATGAACTGTCCTCCTTCAAGAACCACAACACAAAGCGGTTCAAGTCTCTGCTGAAGGTCAGACCCAAGGTCAGCCGAATCGTTGGCTTGACCGGCACGCCTGCCTCCAACGGTCTGATGGATCTGTGGGCAGAGTTCCGCATCCTGGATATGGGTCAGCGGCTTGGCAGGTTCATCACCAAATACCGCACCGACTACTTTATGCCGGACAAACGGAACGGTCAGATCATTTATTCCTACAAACCTCTGCCTTATGCGGAAAATGCCATCTACAAGAAAATCGGTGACATCACCATTTCCATGAAGGCAACCGATCACCTGCAGATGCCGGAACTGATCAGCAGCGAATATGAAGTGCGCCTGTCCGATGAAGAGAAAGCCCACTATGAAGAACTGAAGCAGGAGTTGGTGCTGACCATTAATGACGGTGAAATCACAGCCGCCAATGCAGCATCCCTTTCCGGCAAGCTGTCCCAGATGGCAAACGGCGCAATCTATGATGATGAGGGCAACACACTCCATATCCACGACCGCAAACTGGATGCTTTGGAGGACATCATTGAAGCCGCCAATGGCAAGCCGATCCTGGTAGCCTACTGGTTCAAGCACGACCTCATCCGCATATCCGAGCGTCTGAAGAAACTGCATATTCCGTTCTCCCGCCTGGATGACTCAAATAGCATCCGCAGATGGAACAACGGAGAAATCCCTGTGGCACTTATCCACCCTGCATCCGCAGGTCACGGACTCAACCTCCAATCCGGCGGTTCAACCCTCGTGTGGTTTGGGCTGACATGGAGTTTGGAACTGTATCAGCAGACAGTAGCCCGTCTGTGGCGGCAGGGACAGACATCCGAAACCGTGGTGGTGCAGCACATCATCACAAAGGGCACCATTGACCACCGCATTATGAAAGCCCTCTCCCAGAAAGAGCATACACAGACGGCACTGATTGATGCCGTAAAAGCGGACTTGCAAATCTGAGACAAAATATCGACAATTTTCGACAATCCGTGCCAATCCGAGGATCTCAAAATATCGGAGGTACGAATATGGAATCTTATCAGGCATTAGCCAACGCCATTGTAGAACTGGCCGTAAAAGACTACAAAAGAGCCCTCAATCAGCACTACCGCTTTCCCCAAAACAAGGACTTTGCAGACGAGGTCAGCAATTTGGAACGGTTCTTCCGTTCCGGCTGGTATGGAATGCTGACAGACCTTGATGGTGAGTACCTTATGACGGGTGTCCGCCGTATGGTGCAACAGGAGGTGGCGGCATGACAGCAAAGGAATATTTGCAACAGGCGCGTTTCCTGGATCAGCGGATCGACTCCAAGATTGCCCAGGTCGCATCCCTTAATGATCTCGCCACCAAATGCTCTGCCACTCTGACGGGTATGCCAAGAAACCCCAATCGTGGCGGCTCCACTATGGCAGATGCAGTCTGCAAAATCGTGGATCTGCAAGCCGAAATCAACCGAGACATTGACCGCCTGGTGGATTTGAAGCGTGAGATTATGGAGGTCATAAAAGCAGTCCCCAACACCGAGTATCAGACCATTTTGGAAAAGCGGTATCTCTGCTTTACCGCCTGGGAGCAGATTGCTGTGGATTTGTGCTACAGCATACAGCACACCTACCGTATGCATGACGCAGCCCTCAAAGAAGTTGAGCAGATTCTCAATCGTGAGAGTTAATACCATAGAATGAGAGTCCCTTCCTATGGTATCATTATAATGGCGAAAGAGAATACAGAACGGCCTCGCAGGAGCAATCCTGTGGGGCTTTTCTTATGCCCCAAGGAGGTGAAACGATGCCAAAGAAACCCAAGCGCCCGTGTTCTTACCCCGGCTGTCCAAGGCTTACAGATGGTAGGTTCTGTGAGGAACACGTAAAAGCTGAAGCCCAACGCTATGAGAAGTATGACAGAGACCCTGCTGTACGCCGTAGATATGGACGGGCTTGGAAGCGTATCCGTGACAGCTATGTTCAGCAGCACCCACTGTGTGAGCGGTGCCAGGAGCAAGGCAAGCTGATACCAACAGAGGAAGTCCATCATAAGGTACCTTTGTCTGAGGGTGGCACTCACGCAAGAAGTAATTTGATTGCCCTTTGCAAGTCCTGTCACGCACAAATCCATGCAGAACGAGGCGATCGTTGGCACAATCACTGACCCGGTAGGGGCGGTCAAATCTCTGGGACCTTTATCCCGTGCAACGGGCGTGGGGTCACGTGTTGAAAATCGCATAAGTTTTCGGGGGAATAGGCCCCGGCATGAAGGAGGTGTGTAAAAATGGGTCAAAGAGGACCTAAACCCGGCACTGGCGGCAGACCGAAAAAGCCGATTGCTGACAAGATTGCGGATGGAAATCCGGGCAAGAGACCGCTGACTGTAATTGATTTCAAAGACAGCGCGGCTGACCTGGAAGGACAGGCAATGCCCGTTCCCAAGGACTTCCTTTCCGCAAAGCAAAAAGACGGCTCTACACTCTGCGCCGCCGAAATCTATGAAAATGTATGGAAGTGGCTGTCCGACCGAGGCTGTGCTTCCATCGTTTCTCCCGACCTCATTGAACGCTTCGCAATGGCAAGCGCCCGATGGATTCAGTGCGAGTCCATTACCAGTGAGTTGGGCTTCCTGGCAAAGCACCCCACCACGGGTGCAGCTATCCAGTCACCGTATGTGGCTATCGCAAATACCTACATGACGCAGGCCAACCGTCTGTGGTCAGAAATCTTCCAAATCGTCCGTGAGAATTGCACCGGCGAATATGGTGGTGCAAGCCCCCAGGATGATGTGATGGAAAGACTACTTCGAGCAAGGAAAGGATAATGCATTATGTTTGAGAAAGTAAATCCGAGCCACCCGGATAAGGTGGCAGACCGCATTGCCGGTGCCGTGGTGGACATTGCCTACGATACACAGATCGACCCCAAGGTTGCTGTGGAGGTACTTGTCGGTCACGGCATTTGTCATATCATCGCAGAAACTTCCGCTACCATTAACCGTGATAAGGTTTGTGCTGCCGTGAAGCGTATCGCCGGAGATCTGAAGGTCGACTTGGTGGTCGTTCCCCAGGACGCACACCTTGCTCGTAACCAGGCAGATGCTGTCCGCTGCGGTGACAACGGCATCTTCAAAGGTGTACCCGTGACCGAGGAACAGAAAAAGCTGACTGGCATTGCCAGAGCAATCTACGCTTTCAACCGCACCGACGGAAAGTACATCCTTGATGGTGACCGATTGATTATCTGTCAGAGCAACGCCAAGAGTGAGGAACTGAAATCCATCTTCCCCAACGCAGAGGTCAATCCCCTGGGCGATTGGACTGGCGGCACGGATGTGGACACGGGTGCTACCAACCGCAAGCTGGGCAGCGATATGGCTGACAGCGTAACGGGCGGCGGTCTCCACGGCAAGGATCTGTCCAAGGCTGATGTCAGCGTGAACATTTACGCATGGCTCAAAGCCCAGGAAACCGGGAAGCCTGTGGAACTGTGCTGCGCCATCGGTGATGAGACCGTTGACGGTGTTCCTTATTCTGAAATCGTGGAAACGGCAAGAGAATTCATCCGCTCTCGTGGTGGCTTTGAGGCATTCGCCGAGTGGGGTCTCGTATGATTATTGAAAAGAAAAACACCGTAGACCTACTGCCTGCGGACTACAACCCCCGAAAAGACCTCAAGCCCGGTGATGCGGAATACGAAAAGCTGAAGCGTTCCATTGAGCAGTTCGGCTATGTCGAGCCGGTCATCTGGAACAAGACCACAGGCAGAGTTGTCGGTGGCCATCAGCGTTTGAAGGTTCTCATCGATATGGGCATGACCGAGGTTGACTGCGTTGTGGTGGAACTTTCCGAGGAAAAGGAAAAGGCGCTGAACGTGGCGCTGAACAAAATCTCCGGCGATTGGGACAAAGATAAGTTGGCTCTGCTCATCGCAGATTTGCAGGGCGCAGATTTTGATGTGTCCCTTACTGGCTTTGAGCCTGCGGAGATTGATGCTCTTTTCAAAGACACCCTCAAGGACGGCGTCAAGGATGATGACTTTGATGTTGGTGCCGAACTGGAAAAGCCCACCTTCTCCAAGGCAGGTGATGTTTGGACACTTGGCCGCCATCGGCTGATCTGCGGTGACAGCACCAAGTCTGAAACCTTCGAGATGCTTATGGGCAGCACCAAAGCCAACCTGGTCATCACCGACCCTCCATACAACGTCAACTACGAAGGCTCGGCTGGCAAAATCAAAAATGACAATATGGCTGATGAAGCCTTTTATAATTTCCTCTTGGCGGCATACACGCAGATGCACTCTGCTATGGCAGATGACGCATCCATCTATGTGTTCCATGCCGACACCGAGGGTCTGAACTTCCGCAGGGCTTTTGCCGATGCGGGTTTTTATTTGTCCGGCTGTTGCATTTGGAAGAAGCAGTCCCTTGTCTTGGGGCGCTCTCCTTACCAGTGGCAGCACGAACCTTGTCTGTACGGTTGGAAGAAAAACGGCAAGCATCAGTGGTACACCGGCAGGAAGGAAACCACCATCTGGGAATTTGACAAGCCCAAGAAGAATGGTGACCATCCGACTATGAAGCCGATCCCTCTGTTGGCTTATCCCATTATGAATTCCACCATGAGCAATGCGGTGGTGCTTGACCCCTTCGGTGGTTCCGGCAGTACCCTCATTGCCTGTGAGCAGACCGACCGCATCTGCTATACCGTGGAACTGGATGAGAAGTTCTGCGATGTAATCGTAAAGCGGTACATTGAGCAGGTCGGCTCTGCGGACGAAGTTTCGGTCATTCGTGACGGACTTTCGTACAAGTATGAGGAGGTGTCAAATGAACAATCTCACCCTCGGCAGTCTGTTTGACGGCTCCGGCGGTTTTCCTTTGGGCGGCTTGATTTCCGGCATCACACCTGTGTGGGCATCGGAGATCGAGCCGTTTCCCATTCGGGTAACCACCAAGCGACTGCCTTTTATGAAGCACTACGGCGACATCTCCCAAATGGATGGTGGAAAGATTGAGCCTGTTGACATTATCACTTTCGGTTCTCCCTGTACCGATATGTCGGTGGCGGGCAAACGAGCCGGATTGGACGGACAGCAGTCCGTTCTTTTTTATCAAGCCATCCGAATCATCAAAGAAATGAGGTGTGCTACACATGGAAAATACCCCCGCT